GAGCCTCCACTTTTTGTTTTTTGACGAACTCAACCAGCTCAGAAATGAGCTCGTCGATTAATTCCTTCCCGCTATCCGTAAGGAATTCACCGCTGCCATTAACATCGACAGCGCTGCTGTAAATTCCCTTAATAGCTTTTACGCCTTCGACATTCCCGTACTCACTGAACGCCAGCCTTTCGAATTTTCGTAATAATCCATCAAGAAGAATCTCTGTTAACTCGACCGTGTTAATACCGCCTTTATTGAGCTTAATAACAAGGCAGTTACTGCCTGTTTTACGTTGGTGGCGCAATAACGCTGCTTTTAAAATTCGGCGGCGATATGTCTCGATTAATTTATACATTGCGCAGTTCCTCCTCCAAGCTCATAACTATTTCCTCTTCTTTTTCGGTCCAATCATGAATTTCGCCAGCAATGTCATAAACAAGAGAGCAAATAGTTTTAAGTTGGAAATGGTCCAGTTTGTCGTGATATTCAAATAATGTTTGCGATAAACCAGCCAGTTGCTCGGCTTTGATGTTCACAACCTGAATGTCTTGCCTTTTTAATAAGCTCATAATTACCGACCATATGCTTTTTTAAGATAAAGACGAGCGATTACCTCGTAACCGCAGGCCGCATAAAGGCATGCTGTTCTATATGCCGATTTATCAATGATGAAAGTCATACGAAGCGCCTCACAGCCAAAGAAGCCACCACCCGACCGTGAATTTTGATTTCTTTCTGTTCATGGGTATTAAGGGTGAAAGTTTCGTAATGATGGTTATCAGAAATGATTTTTAATGAGCCATCAGCTAATGGCTCGATTCTCTTAATGAAAAGGCATGGGCGACCAAAAGCATCCATTGTGTAAACATAAATGCCAGAGGTAAGCGCATGTCCACCGCAATCAACGAAAGCCACAACCTCACATGGTTCGATGGTCGGCTGCATGGAGTCACCTTCCATCCGGCAGCTTTGAACGCGGTTACCAAAGTCATTAATGTTGTCAGATCCGAACAGCATTTGAGGCGTTTTAATCGGCTGATTAATTGCGACGGAATTTTGCATTTTCATTTCCTCAGGGTGAGTTTTTCCCCACCCAAAAAGGTGTTAATTGTGATTGAGTTAATTAATTGATTAGTTAGCTAACAGAAAAAATTTTTTTAATATCAGGATGGTCATCTATGATTTTTTTGGCATCATCACATGCTTCTTCATATGACTTGAAGAAATCAACCAGAACAAAATAATTATCTACACGTTCGTAGATAGCGAACTCCAAACCATCAATAAAAGTTGTGTTAAATTCGTAATCAAAATCATTCTGATGAGGCTGTGCAGCTCGTAAATAAATCCAGTGTGAATTTGCTGCTTTAAGCTTGGCGTGGATATCAAATGCCTGGCTCGCTGGGTTTGGTTGGGAGGTTGTATTCATCTCATTGGCTCCTTTGTTTGCCGATGAATGAACTTTAAGTCATGCAATAACTTATTGCAATAACAAAACTTATTTTTCTTTTGCGATTTAGTTTAATGCATTGATTTTTTTGCTTAAATTTTGTTATTAAACTGCATGCTTACAGCTACAGACAAAGAAAAAGCCGCTTAAAAGCGGCTTCAAAAGGTGGGGTGTTGAAGGTTAGAGCCTATTGTAATTGATTGATTCATGCATTATGGCTTTACCCATCACGTAAAGGTCATCTTGGTTTTCTTCCGTGATATACCATTTCTCATATGCCGGATTATCCGATAAGACTGCCAGCCTGTTTCCCTGCATCTGGAGACGTTTTAGGTGAAATGTTTTACCAAAAACAAACACATACACACCATCCGTTAGAAAGTGTCGGACGGAAATGTCTACGAAGACACGATCACCGGAATTGAACGTGCTGGCCATGCTGTCGCCATTGACGGTCATTACTTTTACGACATCTTCACTACGATTCCCGAAGAGGGATTTTGCATGTTGAGTCGTGAACTCAATAGCGTGTAAAACCTCCACATATTCTGAAAGCATGAACGTGCCAGGCCCTGCACTCACTGAAAGGTCAAGAACCTCGACCCTGAATATGCCAGCGTTATCCTTTACCTCCCTTTCGGGCATGGTCTCTATCACATAGCCCTGTCTATGAGGCACATGATTTTTTCCAGTTGATAGCCATTCAGGGCTCACACCCAGCGCATTAGCAATCTCAACCAACTTACGTGTTGTGTTGGTTTTGCCTGCAACAAGACGCCAGATAGCTGGTTGCGAAACCCCAACTTTCATCGCTAATTCTGCCTGCGTAAGGCCTGCGTCAACCATCGCTTTTTGAAGACGATCTGAGAATGTGTTCATACCAATAAGCCTATACAAAAAGTTATTAAGTGGCAAATACGATAAGTTATTGCATAAAGTTATTCAAGGCTATACTCTTTCCCTATGTTCAATAACTTTTGGTATTTTTATGATCAATCAACATGTCAAGAGAGCTATCGATATTCTCGGCGGCCAAGCTGCATTAGCAAGGGCGTGCGGGGTTACTCAACCGGCTGTATTTCGCTGGCTTAATGGTAGCCGGGTTAAGGCTGATCATGTCATGTCCATTGTTAAAGCTACTGGTGGCGAAGTTAAAGCCTACCAGATCCGCCCAGACCTTCCAGATACATTCCCTCACCCGGGCAATGAGGTGTGATATGTCGCACTCAATCACTACCGAAAACCAAATTAAGCCATTGGATATCGATTATCGCGATCCGCGCGGTGTGATTGTGCATGTCACCGGCTGGAATCGGGATAAGCAGCAGGTGTATTTCACCAGGCAGAATTATCCGCATGAATGCATGCAGCCTGTCTGGAAGTTCCAACAATATTTTACAAAGGTCTCGGAGGCGCAAAATGCGTGATTACGGAAAGGTGTCTCCTCACTTCTGGATTGGCAGAACAGGCAAAGAGCTGCGTCAGGCTGGGCCAGAGTCTCAGCTTGTGGCGTTGTACCTGCTTACCAGTCCGCACGCCAATATGATCGGTCTTTATTACATGCCCCTTGCGTTCCTGTCTCATGAGACTGGATTAACCATGGAAGGGGCTAAGAAGGGGCTTAATAGCGCCATTAAAGCCGGGTTTTGTAAGTACGACGAGCATTCAGAGATGGTGTGGGTCATCGAAATGGCAACGCATCAAATCGGCGAGGCACTGAAACCCGGAGACAAGCGCTGTACTGGAGTACAGAACGAATACAACAAAGTATCGGATAACCTATTTCTTTCAGAGTTTTACGAGAAATATTCGAAGCAGTTCAATATGACCTGTCCCCGTAGTAGTGAGCTCCAGATCCCGGAAGTAAATGAAGGGGCTTCAAAGGGGCTTGCAAGCCAAGAGCAGGAACAGGAGCAGGAGAAAGAACAAGATCAAACTAATTTGTCCGATTCGAATCGGACTGATGGCGATAAACCTGACGAGTCGAAAGGGAAACCTTCACAGGAAAAACCTGATTCAGAATCAGATGATGCTGAAGGCCAAGATCCAGTCGATGTCGCTTTCGAAAATATTTTTTGGGGGGCAGGTCTGAGAAAGGATGCCAAGGTCAAGGCTAAGTCAGCGTTCAGGACCAAATATCGCGACTGGAAAAAAGCGAACCGAGGTACGCCTGAGAACTTCGCCGTTATGCTGGCTGAAGATATCAGCCTCCGGGTGAAAACACAGCAAATGGGGTTCGACAAACTCCTGCCAGCGTCATACCTGAACGGAGAGCGCTGGAACGATGAAAAACCAAATGGAGCTCCTCAGATATCCGCAAGCGCAAACGCCATCGGTGGGACAGGTGCTTCCTGGTTCGCAAAACCAAGTGACGGTTCGGCTGAGGTATTTATCAGCCAGGCAGCCATTGACCGCATGAAGCGCGGAGCTAACCGCCCATGAAAAGAATCCTCAAACGTCTACTGGTTGCTGGCTATAACCGCGGCTTTTTGCGTGAGGAATTCGTGACTATGTGCTTTATAAAATTCGATTTACGGAGTGTGTGATGACCCCTGCTGAGTTATCTGAAAAATTGTGGGACAACGCCGAAAGAGTTGCGAAATACCTGCTTCCACGAGGACACCTCGAGGGCAAGGAGTGGTGCGCTGGTAATACCAATGGTGATGCCGGTAAGAGCCTGAAAATTAATCTCGGTGGTAAGAAGACTTGGGCAGATTTTGCAAGCGGCGACAGCGGAGACCTGCTTGATCTTTGGGTGCTGGTGCGTAACTGCCAGCTGCACGACGCTATGCGGGAAGCGAAAGAGTTCCTTGGGCTGAAGGACGACGATAACCACTTCGAGGCGAAGAAAAAAACCTTCTCACGGCCAACCAAAAAAGGCGTTAAAAAGGCGAGCCATTGCTACGACTACCTCTCTTCCCGTGGCATCACCCGAGAGACAGCTGATCAATTCCGTGTTTCGGACGCAGTCGTCTGGTACCACGATGAAAACCGCGAAATTCCGGCAGTGGCGTTTCCGTATCTTCGCAACGGTGAGCTTTTGCAGGTAAAGCGAATCGGCACTGAACGACCAAATGGCAAAAAGTTGATCATGGCTGAAGCTGATTGCGAGCCATGTCTGTTTGGCTGGCAGGCTATGGACGCGAAAGCTCGCGCTGTTGTGCTTTGCGAAGGAGAGATTGACTGTATGACCTACTCGCAATTCGGTATCAGTGCTCTATCGGTACCGTTCGGCGGTGGAAAAGGGGCCAAACAGCAATGGATCGAATACGAGTATCACAACCTCGACCGATTCGAAGAAATTTGGTTAAGCCTCGATAACGATGATGTAGGGCGCGAAGCCGCAAAAGAAATTGCTCGTCGTCTAGGGGAGCATCGTTGCCGCCTGGTAGAGCTGCCGCACAAAGATATCAATGAATGCCTGACCTCCGGGATGAGCGAGGATGAAATCTGGCACTACTTGGGGACCGCTAAATTCTTTGACCCTGATGAACTCTGCTCTGCGGGTGATCTCCTTCAGGAAACACTGGATGCGTTCGAGCATCGAGACGTTGGATTATTTTCCAGCCCGTGGGATTCGCTGAACAGTAATTTCAAATTCCGCGCCGGCGAGCTGACGCTGGTTAACGGAGTAAACGGCCACGGAAAAACCGAGCTGGTGGGACATATCGCCGTCAATGCCATGAGCCAGGGAGTCCGGGTATGCATTGCCTCGCTGGAGCTTAAGCCTGGGAAAATGTTGGCTCGTCTTACCCGGCAAACCATTTGTAGAAAAAACCCAGAACGTACTGAAATCATCATGACTAACGAGTGGTTTTCTGATCGTCTTTGGGTGTTCAAACTCACCGGAACAGCCAAGGCCGATCGCCTGCTGGAAATATTTGCCTATGCCAGACGCCGCTATGGAATCGATCTTTTCGTTATCGACAACTTGGCAAAATGTGGACTCGATGAGGAGGACTACGGTGGACAAAAAGAATTTATCGATACCCTCTGCGACTTTAAAAACGAGCACAACTGCCATGTTCTGCTGGTAACGCATGCCAGAAAAACAAACGAAGCTGCACCAACAGGGAAAATGGATGTTAAAGGCACTGGCGCTTTAACTGACATGCCCGACAACGTTATGGCCGTCTGGCGTAATATCCCGCGCGAACTGGCGCAGCGCAAAGCTGAAAGAATGGGGTATGAGAGCCTTGATAAGGACGAACAGACTGCTATCCAAATGCCCGCTTCGATGATCCGCCTGTTGAAACAACGTGAAGGGGAAGGCTGGATCGGAGACATAGGGGCTAACTTTGATTCCCGCTCACACCAGTTTATCGAGGGTGATAAAGGGCCCTTCAATTATTTGGCCGGCAAACAGCAAAGTGAAATTGATATTGAGTGGGAAGCCACCAACGCAACGAGGTATTAAAATGGATCGTCTAATTAGAGAAATGTCGTATCTCTTTACCAAGCAGCGTTTTTTGGAGCTTCAGGAAACGGCAAAAGACATCGCAATCGGTCATAGTGATTTCCCTGAGTGTTTCGGTCTTATTGCTGACGCCATCGCTGAATTTGTTGAAGACACTCCTGATGATGAGTGGCGAGAGCATGAAAAAATCCTTATGCACTACGTTGCTATGCGTGTTCTGACGCTGTGGGGTAACGGCGATAAAATGACTGATGTCCAGTGGGCGCACCCTGGCTGGTTTGGCACTGCTGAAAAGGGGGAAACCATTCAATGAAGTTGGAAACATCACTCAAACATTTCAGCCCTCAGGGTATGCATATTAGTGACAAAGAACAGGAAAGAGAAACCGCAATGCGTGATATGTACGAGGTTATGGATCGTTGGGGGGCCTGGGCTGCCTCAGATCACAACGGAGTGGACTGGCAGCCAATTGCCGCTGGATTCAAAGGGCTCCTGCCGCACGGTAAGAAATCACGGCCTCAGTGTAACGATGATGAGGGGATCATGATTGATGGATGCGTTGCGAGGTTGAAAAAATTCAAACCTAATGAATGTGAACTTCTGATTGCTCATTTCGTTATCGGAATCTCATTGAGAGCAATTGCGAAAAAAAGAAAAGTCTCCGATGGTACTATTAGGAAAGAACTACAAACTGCAATGGGGTTTATTGATGGCTGCATTTGTATGTTAAGCTGAGTATCAGGCAGCACTAGCTGCCTGATTTATCATTAAGTTCTTTCTTCTCTGTGTAAAGCTTTTTCAATTTCAAAGGTATGAACGTAGACTGAATAAATGAGAAGCAAGTTAAGAATGATATTGCATGGGTTATCACGCTTATTGATAATGATAACGCCAAACCTGTGTGGCTTTTATCTTTTGAGAGTAAGTAATATATGAAAATTAGTGCTAATGTTAAAAGATACAACAAAAACAAACTGTAATATCTATTGAATCTAATCAAGAATCTATTTGTTTGATATGTGCGCTCAACTTCAGTTAGTCCAAGTGAAACGGAAGAATTATCGCCTGACAGTGTGATGACTAACAATAAAAAGCCAGTCAATATTGAGAATATATTGGCAACCAAGTTGAGTGCGTCAGTGTTATTAGTAAGAGTTTCAGTAAAGAAATAAGAAAAAAATAAAGAGGCGAGCATGTTTAACGCTGTGATAGCAATTGCATTTATATCAAGGTTTCTCATTATCTCAAGCCTCTTAAAAATCTCATTAAAACTCGTTTTTTACAAAATCGCTTAAAATTTCTTCCGCATATTTTGACAGGATCGACTTTGCCCCATAGGGAATAGTGTAGTATACCTGTGTAAGCCTTAAGCTGTCACTGGTTATTTTTTCGCTTTTTTTTGTTTCAAAGTAAAAGTCACTATCTAAATCACTTATCCAAGGGGTTGGATTATTTTCAATAGATTTAGCGAGTTGTGGATTTCCTTTATGATCAATAGTTAGATGACCTGAAATTCCTGTCTGTTTTACAGCTGGTTCATTTTGGATTAATGATTTTAAAAAGCCAGGTTGTTTATTAAAATCAGAGCTCATTACTTCCAGATTTACATGGACCGCTTTTAATCCGTCTGATTGCAATTTCGCAACTGTATCCTGGCGGAGGATGCATGTTGGAATAATGTCTATCTTAAAATGACCAAATAATTTACTGGTCTTAACCTCTGGCCAATTAGTCGATATTAACATTAGTGATGCTATTTTGTTCCCTTTAATCATGTAGAAAGCATGCAGGTTGTCATGGTTTTTGACTGGAAAAAGATCTTTATCTTTAGGATTGATAGGTGAGACTGAGACCTGCTCATTAGGGTTGTATGAAGTAAAGTGAATAAAATGTGTATTATTTATAGTTTTGAGTTCTTTGCATTTGATGTGCTTGGTAGCTGAATATTGAATGATGGTGCCCGCAGCTAAACTTTTACTAGCTGCGATCTGCTTATATAAGTTGTTGTTATTATTTGAGTTTACTTTAAATGCCCTAACCGTAACCTTGCGGGTTAGGTTGGCTTGCTTTTGTTTTGAGAAGTTCATCGCTTTTCCTTAAGGTTAGAGTTTAGGCGAGCATACTTTAAAAAACTAACGCGTACGCAAAATGTATAGTATTCTGCTATGAGTTGTCACTACGCACTGACACATAACATTCGAAACCTCGCCAGCCGGCGGGGTTTTTTTATGGTCGCAATTCCTGCTTTATCCTCGCGCCATTGGTCTCGTCGCTAATGGATGGCGGTAAGTTGGAATTATCCGCGAGGTCAGGCCAACAATCATAAGCCTCGGCATCCTGCCGGGGCTTTTCTTTTTCAGGCTCCCGGAACCCCATCACTCGTTTTGTTGTTAATTCATCCGGAGGGCCTGTTCCCTTACCAAATAGCACCCGCATCGCAGCGAGGTGAGAGAAATGTCCCGTATGAGCAAACTTGTCACCGGAGTCGCCCTCGGCACCTCAGGAGGGACCATCCTGAACGGCGTCCTCACAAAACTGAGCCCTGACGAATGGAGCGCCATCGGCGTACTGGCTGGCATTGCCGGGATAATCGTTACTGGGCTCATTAACTGGTATTTCAAACGTAAAGTCGCCAATGCGCAGGTTAAGGCGCTGGAGAAATACGGCCCGGCGGTGAAAGTTGGAGATGAATGATATGCCAATGACCAGTAGCCTGCGTAACAAACTCATCGCCGCTGCTGGTGGTGGTGCAATGCTGATTGCCTCGCTGTTTCTCGGTGGGAAGGATGGCGTAGAAGGGCGTAAATATGAAGCCTATAAAGACGTCGCCGGGGTGTGGACTGTCTGCGACGGCCATACAGGCCGGGATGTTGTCCTAGGGAAAAAGTATACCGATCGTGAGTGTGATCAGCTGTTATGGAAAGACCTACAGCCAGCCAAGCGTACGGTAGATAATCTGGTCAAGGTACAGCTGGGCGAATATCAGCGCGCTGCACTTTACAGCTTTGTCTTTAACGTTGGTTCTGATGCGTTCTCGAAGTCCACGCTGCTGCGCAAGCTGAACAAAGGTGATCACGACGGAGCGTGTGAAGAGATGCGGCGCTGGGTTTACGCTGGTGGCATGAAATGGAAAGGTCTCCAGAACCGGCGCGAGATGGAGCGCAGCATGTGCCTGGCGGAGAGCAAACATGACCTCTAAAGCCTGGCTGATAATCGGCATCGAGCTGATTTTATCCCTGCTCGTTATTCACGTTCTACTCGGTCAGGTAATTGAAGAGACGAAGCGAGCCGACACCGCCGAGCAAAACCTGAAACTGGCAACTGCCACCATCACCGACATGCAAACCCGTCAGCGTGATGTCGCTGCACTGGATGCCAAATACACAAAGGAGTTAGCTGATGCGCAAGCTGAGAATGCTGCTCTGCAGCGCAAGCTTGATAATGGTGGCCGGGTGCTCGTCAAAGGCAAGTGTCCAGTGCCAGCCACAACCGAGACCAGCACCACCGGCATGGGCCATGATGCCGCCGTCGAACTCTCTGACGTTGCTGGACGAAACGTTCTCGGTATCCGATCCGGAATCAAGCAAGACCAGTCAGCCCTGAAGGTGCTGCAGGAGTACATCACCACTCAGTGCCTGAAATAGAACCTCATCCCTGAGGCTCTGACACAGTCTCTCCTCTGGACTTTAAACGTAGCAAACTCGTTTAGTCTCGCAACGACAGGTGTTTACTGAGCGTCTGTGGTATAAAATATCCTCCTAATTTAAAGGGGGTTTTCATGTTTCAAGTAATTTTCTCTTGGCCTTGGTCAACTATATGGGGGGCGGTATCTGCAATATTTACAGCTGCAACTGCGGGCGTAGCATGGTGGGTAATGCGTGTTTGGCGCCAACAGGAGGCTTTAAAAGCTAAAATGGCTCTTAAAATGGCAGTGGCTGAATATTCAAATGCATTATCACAGCTACCTGTAAACCTTGCCTCTCCGCAAATCCGTATCGAAAAAAGGCCTGAAGTAAGAGATCTAAGAATTAAATTAAATGCCGTTATGAATTCATTTCTTGTATGTGAACACATGCTGGATAGATATCCACGTGTAGTCAGTTGCTGCCGTTCTTTGCCTGAGACCCACAAAGAATATGTTATGGGAAGGGATAACAATATCCAGGCGAAATACATTTGCCACCTTCTTCTTTCGCAACCATTTGTTTTTAAATAAAACGTGATTATCAGGCACTACAAGATAAATAGATTGGCTTATCAATAGCTAAAACCACCTTAAACGTTAATTTTCCATTACGCTGACAGCCCCAATATATCCTCTTATCCTTACGGGTGATAAATATTAACTATCCTCTATAGGGGATAAAATGATCTTTGCAGTAGCGTAACTCCTCTTTGCGCATCGCACGCGCACATCAAAGAAAGTCTTTCAGCTGTGAGCCTGGGCAAACCGTTAACTTTCGGCGGCTTTGCCGTGCGACAGGCTCACGTCTAAAAGGAAATAAATCATGGGTCAGAAAATTATTACGTTGTCCGGCGCGGCGACGGATGTTCTGTATGCGCTGTTTTTCCGTGGCGCGCTTCAGTCTGGTGACCTGCCAGCTAAATCTGGTGCTGCTGAGCTTCGGGAGCTGGGATTCGCTGAGACACGCCATACCGCGACGGAGTATCAAAAGGAAAATTATTTCACCTTCCTGACCGCTGAAGGGCAGGAGTTTGCCATTAAGCACCTGGCAGATACGCGTTTTGGTGTTCCTGCTGGTGGTTACATTGGTGGCTCTGTAAATATTCAGTCTGGCCGTATTGAGACTGACCCTCGAAAAGGCTATGCCATCAATGTTGGCATCGGCCCAGAAATTAAGACCAGCGTGAAGCTATCTCCAGAGATGGAAAAAGCGATTTCTGATGCGGTGTCAGCGGAACTGAAAAAGAATCTTCAGCCCGGTGGCACCATCTGGGATTGCTTACGACGTGGATTCTGACGGGAGGTTTTATGCAGGTCACTATTGATGGTGTCCCATACGCTCCCGCCAGCGTCGTTTCATCACGGATCGGCATTGCCATTTCGACGCATCAGCGCGCAGACGTTTTAAAGCTAGCACTCGAACAGCACATGAAGCATCTTCCCGCCGGTGCGCTGGTGGTGGTAGTCGATGATGGTTCAAAACCTGCAGCGGTAGTTCCCCACGGCGTGCAGCTGCTTCGCCATGAAACATCACTCGGCATTGTTGCTTCGAAGAACGCCAGCCTGTCAGCGCTGATGGATGCCGGGTGCGAGCATCTTTTTTTATGGGATGATGACGCCTGGCCTATTGCTGGTAACTGGCACATCCCTTACATCGAATCACCTGAGCCGCACCTGGCTTACCAGTTTCTGGATCTGGCCGGGCGCAATAAGCTGCACGACATGGCGGAGCTGTACCGTGATGATAAGCATATGGCTTACACCGGGCAGCGCGGCGTGATGCTTTATTACCATCGCAGCGCCATTGAGAAGGTGGGAGGATTCGATCCGGTTTATGGTCGCGGCATGTACGAGCACAGCGACCTCGCCTTGCGCATCCATAACGCAGGACTGACTACGTGGGCTTACGCTGATGTCGTCGGCTCAGAAAAGCTGATTCATTCTCTTGATGAGCATGAGGCCGTAGAGCGTTCGGTACCGAAACCAGACCGGCAGGCGCTGGTGGAACGTAACGTTAAAATCCACAACGAACGGCGTGATGCCGGGTTTACCGGTTACGCGGAGTACCGGCGGCAGCGCGACGTGGTTATCACAACGCTGCTCACCAGTCAGCCTGACCCGCAGCGCGGCACCAGACTGAAGCCAGAGCAGGCGCTTATTGCGAAATGGGCCGCATCTGTCAAAGGCGGCGAAGCGGTCATTCTCGCTGACGAATTTGAATATTCTCCACCGGGCCAGCTTACGGTGCGTGTGCCTGCGGTCGATATGAACGTGTATTTCCGACGCTGGCTGCATATCTGGCAATACCTGCGTGATAACCCCCAGTACCGCTTTGTCTGGTGCACGGATGGTACTGATGTCGAAATGCTCCGCGAACCATGGTCAGAAATGGAGCCAGGCAAAATTTACGTTGGCTCTGAGCCAAAGACATATGCAGACACCTGGGCAAAACAGAATCATCCGGAGCGTATCTATCAGGAGTTCATCGAAGCGCACCGCAACGATGTGATGCTTAATGCTGGTTTGCTGGGTGGTACCCGCGCTGATGTTATGGCGTTCGCTCACGGCATCATCCGTCTTTACTACCGGATTGAGAGTTATCGTTTCTGGAAGAAAGAACAGGCTGGCGCCGCGGTGGGGGATATGATCGCTTTCGGCATTGTCGCGCAGTCATTTGGCGATCGAGTTGTCACCGGCCCGCGCATCCACACAGTGTTTAAGTCTGATGGTATCGGTAAGGAGTTTGCTTGGTGGAAGCACAAATAAGTGACCAGAAATTAATGAACGATATAAGTCAGCAACAAGGTTTTGATCTGGCAAAACTGAAAAAGATAAATTGTTTTAGTTTTAGCCAGCCAAAACCCAAGCTGATTATCCATCCTAATCATGTTCAGGAAGAGTCTGAGAGTGACGTGAGTGAAAAATAACGTTTCTCATGACTTGTCTGGCGGCCTGTAGATCTAAGTTGTCAACTGCAACCTTAATATGTTCATTGATGTTCATCATTGCGTTGCAATAGCCAGGGCGGGTTGGTATTGAAGTTTTAACTTCGATACCATTTGAAACCAGTGAACCTATAGCTTCTAGCACATTCTCATGAGTGAGGTTATTCATGTTTTCAGAACGCAATGGCTGAAATACAAAACCTGTTTCGTCTTGTTTGATTAGTATTTTTGAACGGTCTGGGCGCATGTCATCACGAAGGAAAGGCATCACCCGCCAGCCGCAATACCATGTCCGACAAACATCAGGCCTTTGATCATAGATACTGCAGCCTGTTTGGTTAGATAGGTAAGGGCAGCGTACATCTGCTTTCTTTGTTAACGCTGGGTTTTCAATCCGCAAGTTTATGCAGCAAACATTGCACTCATTGCACTGCCGATCTGCAACTAAGTAATCACTTAACGACATCTTGGCCTCATTAGTGTGATAGGAAAGTCTCAAGCTTTGTTTGCCCATACTTTATAGATGGGTAATGTTCATTCATATCCTGACAAATGATCAGTAGCCGCCATCGTGCGGCTTTTTTATTGGAGATTTGCTGGTGGCTGAAGACATAAAGTTTGTGGTGGTCGGCCATCACACCCGCTTAAGTAATGCACAACGTCTTGCTGCGCTGCTGGATGCCCATCTGCTTATTGATGACGGTAACCAAGGTGCGAACTGGAATCATCGCCGCGCGCTTGAGTGGGCAGCAGAACAAACCTGCCGGGTAGTGGTGTTGGAAGACGACGCGCTGCTGGTTGAGGGATTCACCGAGAAGGTAATGGACTGGCTAGCGCGCTTTCCTGACGACATGCTGAGCTTTTATCTCGGTACCGGCCGACCGCCGCAGTATCAAAAAGAGATTGCCGGAATGCTGGTGGATGCGGATCGCGTCTGTGGTGACCACATCGTATTAAGCAAACTGATTCACGGCGTATGTTACAGCCCTCCTCAGGGCAGGCTGGCGCGCATGCTCAGCACATGGAACAAAACGCTGGCAGCTGATTACGCCGTCGGTGAGGCATTCGGTGGCCGGGTGATTTATCCGTGTTACTCGCTGGTGGATCACGCTGACCTCCCGACGGTTGAGCGTCACCCTGACAACGAGCCGAGGACGGAACGGCGGCGCGCATGGAGACTGGCATGAACAAAGAGCCCCGCGTATATGGCAGCCGATGGGATAAGGCCCGTCTGCGTTTCCTGCAGCAGCACCCACTATGTGTGATGTGCGAGCAGCAGGGGCGAATAACCCCAGCAACGGTGGTTGACCATATCGAACCCCACAAACTCAAAGATGCTCTTAAGTCAGGTAACCCGCTGGCCATATCGAAAGCACAGCACCTGTTCTGGAGTAAAGAGAACTGGCAGCCACTGTGCAAAGCGCATCATGACTCAACGAAACAGAGAATGGAGAAGAGCGGCGCGGTAATAGGCTGTGATGCCAACGGCTACCCGCTCGATCCTGCGTCTCACTGGAGCACGTAATGAAAGACCTCAGCATTGAATACCGCAATGGAAAATTCGTTCGCCTGGTGATTGATGGCGTGGAGATGAAGGACGTGACATCCATTCAGTTCTCGCACGCTGTAGGGCAGGAGGTGCCGACAGTGACCGTCTCAGGGCATGTTGTCTCCGGGCACGGGAAAGGCGATCAGAAACTCGAACAGGTAGACAAACATTCGGCATAGCGCGGCGTCGGCAAGTCGATTACATGTCATGTGAAATCATTTCAAATGCAACGATATCAAATGAGAATGAATCGCATCAGTGCAGGGGGGGGATCAAATCTTCAAAACCTTTGCTCCAAATGACCGCCGCCAAAGTTTGATTTTAACGCTAACCCGATTTTTTTAGTTTTAAGGTGTTGACATATGGCAGATAAACGAACCCGTTCCGACAGTTCGGCGGCAGCGGTTCAGGCCATGAAAAATGCAGCAGTGGACACCATCGATCCTCCGTCCCATGCAGGTTTGGAAAAAAAAGCCGAACCATTCTGGCATGACAATATCAGATCGAAAGCTCTGGACAGCTGGACGCCAGCCGACCTTCTGGCCGCTGCAGAACTGGCAAATAACCAGCTCTATCTCACCGTTTTACGCAGAGATTTGCGAAAAGAAGAACGCGCGCGCGGTGAAGCGAGAAATGAGGCGCTGATTAAAAACCTCCGCAAACAAATTCCTGATTTGCAGCGAACTATCCTGGCTCAGCGCCGTGACCTGCAGATCCATTCCCACGCAACCAACGGTGAAAGCCGCGACCAGAAGAAACGCAATCAGAATGATCGTGATGCACGAAACACCAAAACCGAGCATCAGGACCAGGACGACAACCTGATCGCCTTTCCCAAGCACGGATAAAAGACTATGACGCGAGGTGAGCGTGTAATAGCGTTCATTGAGCGCTTTTGCATCGTGCCGGAAGGCAAGCTTATCGGCCAGCCTATGCGGTTGGACCCCTTTCAGAAAGATTTCATCCTGGCGGTTTACGACAATCCAGCCGGAACGGATATGGCGATCCTCAGCATCGCCCGAAAAAACGGTAAAACAGGCTTAATCGCTGGAATCCTGCTGGCTCACCTGGTGGGGCCTGAAGCGGTCCAGAACACGCAGATTGTCAGCGGTGCACTTAGCCGGGAACAGGCGGCCATCGTTTTTAACCTCGCGGTGAAGATGGTCAACCTGAACCCTAAGCTGCAGGAGATTGTGCACATTACGCCAAGCGGCAAAAAGCTGATCGGCCTGCCGTGTAACGTCGAATACAAGGCTTTATCCGCAGAAGGAAAGACGACGCACGGCCTTTCCCCCATTCTGGCCATTCTCGATGAAACCGGGCAGGTCAGGGGGCCGCAGGATGATTTTATCGATGCAATAACTACCGCGCAGGGGGCGCATGAAAACCCGCTGCTGATTGTTATCAGTACGCAGGCAGCAAACGATGCTGACCTGCTGAGCATCTGGATTGATGATGCGGTCAAATCGAAAGATCCGCACATCGTGTGCCACGTTTATGAAGCGCCAAAGGACGCTGATATCAGTAAACGCGATTCCTGGCTGGCTGCGAACCCGGCGCTGGGAACATTCAGGTCAGAAAAAGACATGGCGCGCCAGGCCGAGAAAGCAGGCCGAATGCCAAGCTTCGAAAACACCTTCCGAAATCTCAACCTCAATCAGCGCGTTTCTACCGTATCGCCGTTTATCTCCCGCAGCGTGTGGGAGCTTTGCGGAGAGATGCCGATTAACACGCCAAGGAAGTGGTACGCGGGGCTGGATCTGTCAGCCAGGAACGACTTAACGGCGCTGGTTATCGCTGGTGAAGCAGATGATGGTTTCTGGGATGTTTTTCCCTTCTTCTGGACACCGCAAAAGACTCTTGAAGAGCGAACCAAAACGGACCGCGCACCCTATGACGTTTGGGTTAGAGAGGGGCTGCTGCGCACCACGCCAGGCGCTTCGGTGGATTACTCATTCGTCGTTGCGGATATCGCTGAAATTATCGGTGATTTCGACCTTACCTCGATGGCTTTTGACCGCTGGCGCATTGACCAGTTCAGGAAGGATGCCGATGCCATTGGGCTGAGCCTCCCGCTGGTCGAGTTCGGCCAGGGCTTTAAGGATATGGGGCCAGCTGTAGATACGCTGGAGTCTCTGATGCTTAACGGGCGCGTAAGGCATGGCATGCACCCCGTATTAACGATGTGTGCTGTGAATGCGGTGGTGGTGAAAGATGCTGCTGGCAACCGCAAGCTCGATAAGTCCAAAGCAACAGGCCGTATTGATGGCATGGTCGCAATGACAATGTCCGTTGGTGCTGCTAATGGGGAAGTTACCGAACAGGGTGGTGACTTCGACGACTTCATTTTCCGACCGCTGAGCATGTGATGGAAGAACCTAAATACACGATTGACCTGCGAACCAATAACGGCTGGTGGGCAAGGCTACAGTCCTGGTTTGTCGGCGGGCGTTTAGTCACCCCAAATCAGGGCTCACAGACGGGGCCTGTTTCGGCCCACGGACACCTGGGCGATTCATCCATTAACGATGAACGGATACTGCAAATTTCGACGGTTTGGCGCTGCGTGAGCCTGATTTCAACGCTCACGGCATGCTTACCGCTTGATGTCTTCGAAACCGACCAGAATGACAACCGCAAAAAAGTGGGTTTGAGCAATCCGCTGGCGCGACTGCTGCGCTACTCACCGAATCAGTACATGACCGCCCAGGAATTCAGGGAGGCCATGACGATGCAGCTCTGTTTCTACGGTAACGCGTATGCACTGGTGGACCGCAACAGCGCGGGTGACGTGATCAGCCTTCTCCCGCTTCAGTCTGCCAATATGGATGTGAAACTCGTCGGGAAAAAAGTGGTTTATCGCTATCAACGCGACAGCAAATACGCCGACTTTTCGCAGAGAGAGATTTTTCACCTTAAAGGCTTCGGATTCACCGGGCTGGTCGGCCTGTCACCCATTGCTTTTGCCTGTAAATCGGCAGGTGTGGCAGTTGCGATGGAGGACCAGCAGCGAGATTTCTTTGCCAACGGCGCCAAGTCTCCGCAAATCCTCTCAACCGGCGAAAAAGTGCTGACTGAACAGCAGCGCTCGCAGGTCGAAGAGAACTTCAAAGAGATCGCCGGCGGTCCGGTTAAAAAACGCCTCTGGATTCTGGAAGCGGGCTTTTCCACATCGGCAATTGGCGTAACGCCGCAGGATGCCGAAATGATGGCGTCCCGAAAATTTCAGGTAAGTGAACTGGCGCGGTTCTTTGGCGTACCGCCTCACCTTGTTGGCGACGTCGAGAAATCAACGAGCTGGGGATCGGGCATCGAGCAGCAGAATCTCGGCTTCCTGCAGTACACCCTGCAGCCCTATATCTCCCGGTGGGAAAACAGCATTCAGCGGTGGCTTATTCCTGCTAAGGATGTTGGCCGCATTCATGCTGAGCACAATCTCGACGGCCTGCTGAGGGGCGATTCGGCATCCCGCGCTGCCTTTATGAAGGCAATGGGAGAGGCAGGGCTACGCACCATCAACGAGATGCGACGAACGGACAACCTCCCGCCATTGCCGGGTGGCGATGTGGCAATGCGCCAGTCGCAATACGTGCCGATCACCGATTTAGGAACCAACAAAGAGCCCCGTAATAACGGGGCTTAATTTTTATGGGGGCCGTAATGCCTGAGATCGTAAAAACGCTGTCCTTCGACGAGACAGAAATCAAATTCACCGGTGACGGTAAACAGGGGATTTTTGAAGGCTATGCCTCTGTTTTTAATAACACCGATTCCGATGGCGACATCATTCTGCCCGGGGCCTTTAAAAACGCACTGGCTAACCAGACCCGCAAAGTGGCGATGTTTTTCAACCACAAGACGTGGGAGCTGCCGGTTGGTAAATGGGACAGCCTGGCCGAAGACGAAAAAGGCCTGTATGTGCGCGGTCAACTTACCCCAGGGCACAGCGGCGCCGCCGACCTGAAAGCGGCAATGCAGCACGGTACGGTTGAGGGTATGTCGGTTGGCTTTTCCGTTGCGAAAGACGATTACACCATCATTCCAACAGGCCGCATCTTTAAGAATATCCAGGCTCTGCGCGAAATCAGCGTCTGCACTTTCCCCGCCAACGAACAGGCTGGCATCGCAGCCATGAAAAGTGTCGATGGCATTGAAACGATTCGTGATGTGGAGAACTGGCTGAGGGATTCAGTCGGGCTCACCAAATCACAGGCAGTTGGGTTAATAGCCCGGTTTAAGTCAGCGATTCGGAGCGAGTCCGAGGGCGACGGAAACGAAGCACAAATCAACGCTCTGCTTCAGAGCATTAAATCTTTCCCTTCCAATTTAGGTAATTAATTATGTCTGAACTCGCTCTCATTCAAAAAGCAATCGAAGAATCCCAGCAGAAAATGACCCAGCTGTTCGATGCGCAGAAAGCTGAAATCGAAAGCACGGGCCAGGTTTCCAAACAGCTGCAGTCCGACCTGGCAAAAGTACAGGAAGAACTGTCCAAATCCGGTACGCGCCTCTTCGATCTGGAACAGAAACTGGCTTCCGGTGCTGAAAATCCTGGTGAGAAGAAATCCTTCTCCGAACGAGCGGCCGAAGAGCTTATTAAGACATGGGACGGCAAACAGGGCTCTTTCGATGCCAAAACGTTTAACAAGTCGCTTGGCAGCGACGCAGGTTCTGCTGGCTCGCTGATTCAGTCGATGCAGATCCCAGGCATTATCATGCCGGGCCTGCGCCGTCTGACCATTCGTGATCTTCTGGCTCAGGGCCGTATGACCAGTAATGCTCTGGAATACGTGCGTGAAGAAGTGTTTACCAATAACGCCGACGTGGTGGCAGAGAAGGCACTTAAACCTGAATCTGATATCACTTTCAGCAAGCAGACCGCGAACGTGAAGACCATCGCCCACTGGGTGCAGGCATCGCGTCAGGTGATGGACGATGCGCCAATGCTGCAGTCCTATGTCAACGATCGCCTGATGTATGGTCTGGCGCTGAAAGAAGAAGGCCAGCTGCTGAACGGCGACGGCACCGGGGATAACCTGGAAGGTCTGAACAAAGTGGCAACCGCCTACGACACCTCGCTGAATGCCACCGGCGACACCCGTGCTGACATTATCGCTCACGCTATTTATCAGGTGACCGAATCTGAGTTTAGCGCTTCCGGTATCGTCCTGAACCCGCGCGACTGGCACAACATTGCGCTGCTGAAAGACAATGAAGGCCGCTATATCTTCGGCGGTCCTCAGGCGTTTACCAGCAACATCATGTGGGGTCTGCCAGTAGTTCCGACTAAGGCACAGGCCGCCGGTACCTTTACGGTGGGCGGTTTCGATATGGCCTCTCAGGTTTGGGATCGCATGGATGCCACCGTGGAAGTCAGCCGTGAAGACCGCGATAACTTCGTGAAAAACATGCTGACCATCCTGTGCGAAGAGCGCCTGGCGCTGGCGCACTATCGCCCGACGGCAATCATCAAGGGCACCTTCTCTTCTGGCTCATGATGGAGGGGGCGGGGAAACCCGCCCTTTAACGTATGGCGATAGATGTTCTCGATGTAATAAATCTCAGTCTGTTTAAGCAGCAGATTGAGTTTGAGGAAGACGACAGGGACGAGCTGATCACGCTGTACGCCCAGGCTGCTTTTGATTACTGCATACGCTGGTGCGATGAACCAGCATGGAAGGTTGCAGCTGATATTCCTGCAGCCGTTAAGGGCGCCGTTCTCCTTGTCTTTGCTGACATGTTTGAACACCGCACCGCGCAAAGCGAAGTACAGCTATATGAGAACGCTGCAGCAGAACGCATGATGTTCATCCATCGCAACTGGCGCGGTAAATCTGAACCTGAGGAGGGCTCCTGATGGAACCAGGACGATTCAGGCACCGGGTAAAAATTCTCACCTTCACGACTTCGCGCGATCCATCTGGTCAGCCGGTTGAATCGTGGACTGGTGGCAACCCGGTCCCGGCTGAGGTAAAGGGGATCAGCGGCAGAGAGCAGCTTTCAGGCGGCGCGGAAACGGCGCAGGCAACCATTCGCGTCTGGATGCGCTTCAGGTCAGAGCTGAACGCCTCTTCTCGTCTGGAAGTGCTTAGCGGCCCGTATAAAGGTCAGGTGCTAAATATCATCGGTCCTCCTGTAGCAAATGCGACCGGCACTCGCCTTGAAATTCTTTGCAAAACGGGAGCTGAAAAATGATTGAGACGAGCCTCGATTTTTCCGGGTTAAATGACATCGCAAAGGATCTGGAGGCGCTTAGCCGAGCTGAAAACAACAAGGTTCTGCGTGACGCCACGCGCGCTGGCGCCGAAGTGCTAAAGGAAGAAGTGATCGCCCGCGCGCCGGTGCGTACCGGGAAACTGAAAAAAAACGTGGTGGTGGTGACCCAAAAAAGCCGCCGCCGCGGGGAAATTTCTTCCGGCGTCCATATTCGTGGTGTTAACCCGCGC